AAGCTATGGAGTACATTCTAAAATAGAATAAGCCTATATTATTATCTTGATGATAAGAGCGTTATCAGGTTCTTACCTTGGTGAGGTTCTGATATAAGCTATCATTACCATGAGTAGGCAATCGTATTGCTTACTTAAACGTTTAAGTAAGTCTATTTGTAACATCTTTAATTCCTTGAAAGGATCAATGCCAATGTCTCAAGTCAATGAAAATGTCGTGAAACTCTGGTGTGCTGGTGGTGCCGGTTTAGGCATCGCTGCCGATGTATTGAAAAGCCAAGGCAAGCTCTCTACCTCTACAGAGATTGCTCGACTGGATACCGTACTCTTGGATACTTCTCGTTCTAATTACCACAAGAACGAAAGCATCTTCGAAGAACATGGTGTAGAACTGGTCACCATTCCTGGTTTGGATGGCTCTGGCCAGAAACGTGATGAAAACGTCGATAAAGTCGTTCCTTACATTGCCAATATCGTACACCAACACAAACCTGAAGACAACAGCAGCCTGAACATCGTAATCCATTCAGGCAGCGGCGGCAGTGGGAGTATCGAAGGCCCACTAGTAGTAAAAGAGCTCCTCGAAAATGATGCCGTGGTCATGGTTATCATGATCGGTGATGCGACCACCAACAAGTTTGCAGCCAACACTGCTGCGACTATCCGTACTTATGCTTCCATCAGCAAACAGTTAGGGAAACCAGTTATCGTGCGTTACTACCAGAACTACGCCGATAAAGACTCTACTCCGGATAACATCAACAAAGCAATCGCTTACTCTATTACTGATTATCGCTTGCTCTTCAGTGGTAATATCCACGGTGTAGACTCTTCAGACTTGCGTCACTTCTTCCAGTACCACAAAGTGACCAATACTGAGCCTGGTTTGACACTGATTTCTAACTTTGCTATCCAGAACCAAGACAAGAGCTCTCTGGATAAGACACTGGAGAAATCACTAGGTGACAACTACAACATCGTCTCCTTAATCTCTATTGATTCTGGTGACGGTTTGTCACGCCAACCTATCCCTTGTGACTTCCGTGTTGATGGTCAGGTGATTTACGCTTCTAATGTACCAGAAGAGAAACGCTCTTCTCTTTACTTCGTACTGACTGATAACTACTTCTTCCAGGTGATTAACAGCCTCAATGAAGTGGTATCCAGCTACGAGAAGAAAGCTCGTGCACGTGTCAACAACGTGATTAACACGTCTGATGCGGATAGCCATGGTTTGGTTCTCTAAGAATCGAGCGTAGAACCTCGTATAGAGCGATTAAGAGCTAAGGGTATATAATCCCCTTACTTTTTATTTCATCGCAATATAGACGCAATCTAGATAGCCTACTGACGGTTTCTATAGCCGTCAGTAGGTGTATCTTTCTACAAAGTCGTGTTTTTTATGAAAGAATACGGAATCTAGGTAGGTTCACTACCTGGGTTTAAAACGTATGTTGAGTGTATATGGATTGGAGTACAAATGAATGGAAACATTTACTATCGGCTGGATATTTCTGCTGAAATCAGGAACATCTTCGATAGGATAGATACCTTAAAAGACAGGACGACTTATTCGGAAGCGATTTACAATCATCCCTATACCTTATCCTCCGTTAACTGGCTGTATAACGATGGGATTGATAAGGTGTTCAGCCAAGAGTATCTAGAATTAGAACTAGAAGTCGGATTGGAGAACTGGTTATTGGTACTAAACCATGTCATCTACCAATGGCTGAAGTCTAAAGGACTAGATGTCGTTTACAATAAGTTTCTCAATATCGCCCCCGTTTGGTCTTATTTAAGACACGCGATGCTCAGCGAATACGATTTCCCTCCTTGGTATCCGAATAAAGCCTCGGAGGAAGTACTGGATAAAGCCATCCATGAAAATGGATTGAGTCAATTGTTCCCTAAAACCTTCGAGCTATTGAATCATGCTTATAAGCTGGAACCTACTCCTTTCCCCTTTATTGAAAGCAAAAACATCAATAAAGACGGAATCAGTATTCCGGTAAGCATTCATCTAGACCCACTTTTCCTCACGATTACATTTATCCATTAAGGAATCGATTCACCATGACCGCCATTAATGATGTTTATATACTAAGGACCAAAATCATTCTAGAAGAGATTGAAGACCTCATCAGCCAAACCCTACCTAACCACGAAAAGCAATTCCTGGGTAAGGGATTAGGATTTTACGATAGGGAGACTTATAAACAACTAGTCGTACCTGGTCGTAAATATATCCTAGGTGAAGAGCACGGTAGACGTGAAGCCGTTTATCAGGATGACATCTTCAATCAATTCGTTTCTAATACCGTCTATAGTGAAGCAGGTGAAGTACTTTATAGACCTAGCTTCTATAGAAACAAAGTATTGTTCGAAACCATCTGTTCTCCGGTTGCTTTGGATATCTTTATTAACTTCGCTTACATCTGTTTAAATAGAGAGCTACCCAGTAACTACGGAGTGATGAGTAAGGACGATACGATTTATTACCTACTCACTCAGCACTACCCTGATTTGGAAGCTATCTTAAAAGCCACCTTAGGTGAGATAAAAGGCAGCTTGTCTATCAATGAAATCATGACCGTTATTCCGTTTAGTATTACCTTAAACGAAATCTATACCCGAGTACAGGATTACGTGAAGTCTTTGTTTAAAGGTAAAGAGCACTTAAACTACCATCAATTCACTGTTTATTACGATGGTTCTAGTCTATTGATTGGTGACTTAGGTGACTACCGGATAAACGAGTGGGAGCAGCTGAAGGAAATCGAACTAAATCATCGAGAAAAAGAAGCCAACGGGAAGTACTTTAATGAGCAATTCTCCTTGTTTGCTGATGAGAAAATCACCATTGCTTTCAATCATGACTTTGGTGTGTATTCCGATTCAGCAGAGGAGGTAGGATACAGACTGTTGAAGGTGCTTAGTTCTAAATACCAATCGTGATGGGATACTATCAAGAAATCAATCAACAGTACGCTAAGGGACAGGTATTGCCCTTAGCGTACTTTAACCTTACTGATGTATATTGTTTTTTTAGTCAAGAAATGAGAAACAACCACGTGGAGATGGTAGACTTCTTGAATCTTGAACTGGACGGTATACATGACTTTTTTCTAGAATACCTACCAAAACTATTTGATTCTATCTGTACCGGTGACTCGGACGGCTATGTTTTGTTCTCTGAAAAGCTATTGGATTTAGGGATTGCCAATAACTTGGAAGTGACAGACAACATCGTTAACAGAATGGTTATTCTGCTTGATGATGTACTGTCCGGAATATCGGTATCGGATAAAACAAAGCTATTTATCAATGTAGTCGAAGAACAAGCCGTGTTTCCCATGGCTTTACTGAGCTACATTAATCTATAGCACAACACTTTAAACCGTGGATAAAGGAAAAATAAACTATGTTAGGCACCACTGAGGGGTTTAAACTTTCAATCCCTAACCCAGTACTGAAGATAGCTGATAACATCTTTAGATTAACCAATAAGAACATTTCCCCTACCGAAGTAGCATCTTTTCTCATGCGTAAGCTGGAATTGGGTAGAGATAGAGATTCTATTCTCTTGGCTCAAGAAGCTTGCGACTACATCATGTTCTCAGACGGCTTTATTGTAGATTTACCTGCATACGAATCTACTCCTCTTTTCCGCCAACTCTATACTGAGAACATCAAACTCATCACTGAGTGTTTCGACCTATTGCGTCCTTACACCATTGATTCCTATTTCAACGGTATCGTAGACCAACAAATGTTGTTTTATCGGACACGTTTAAATGTGGTCTACTGATGCTGATCTAATTGAGTATTACATCAACCTACCTGAGAAGTTCCTAGTAAGAGATGGTGATTTTGTCTATCGTAGCTTTAGAGACATTATTTACCTTGTACCTAACATTACTCCACCTGAGTTTTTCCTGTTTATACAAGAGATAAATAAAGTATTCTGTTTCTACGATTTGGATAGCCATCCGACTAGCTACTTACAGGTAGGTGGTGAAATCGACTTTCATTCAGCTTTCCCTTCTAGAGAATTAGACGAACTGGTAGTAGAGAGACTAAGTATTATTGCTTATAATCTCATTTACTCCTTGTTAGTCACGATTCGCTCTTTCAATCTGTACTTACCGAGATTACCTAATATAGATTATCGATTAAGACCCAAAACGAGAATATGTTATCGAATAGGGGACTTTAATCTAGAGGAAGGTATGATTATTCTATACAAGGTCAATCCATGGGAGTATTGATTTACTCGCAATTACAGGAGTGTGTTAAATGTCTAATTCTTTTGTAGTAGGTAAGGTCTATTCCTTCGATACCTACGCCCCTGATGTATTGTCTACTCGCATTATCAATGCTAAATGCTTGGCTATTCTCAATGCCCAAAATGCGATTGCCAATGGTTTGGATGTGATTTCATTCCACGAGAGAATGAGACCTCATCTACCCAGTGGCCACAATGACGATCCATTAACCATGACTTATGTTAAGTTACTGAACAGTTCTGGTACAGAAACCATTTTTGCACTAGACTGGATTAACTTAACTACTCTAGTGGAAACCAAAGCTAACCGCATTGTGATTACTTTGGATAATGTCTCGATTGAAGACATGGAAGTACTGCGTAAAGCCATTACTTCTAGAGGTTATACCAACCTCTCCATGGTACTCACTGAGGTGTAATCACCACTACTACTATGATAGTAGTTACAAATTACTAACCAGTTTGTTCATCTGTTACATTGAGTAGCTGGATAATACACAGTAGTTGAGAGTGATGCCAAGGCAGGGCTCTGTGTATTAGTAATTCTCTTATACTTATTTCGAGTCCTCGTGACTTCATTGTCTCAGTAGACGTAGAGGTAACCATCACACCGCCCCAGGTGGCGATTGCATCCTTAGCCTCCTTTACTTGTCTCGACTCGAAATACTTATAGAGGAGTGAACAAAATCACTCTCACTTTCATGATGGTTTCCTTATGTGTTGGTTGTGCAGACGATTTCCTCCTATTCCTCTTGTGCGGGGAATAGGAGGAATAGTCTTAGTTTACGACACTTTTTATACTGAACTATGAAGAGTACCTACTCTTTCTGAATTTAAATATATTTAAACTCATTCATTAAAAGGTATTTTACCATGGCAAATAAACTTCCAGTCTATTTGAAAGGTGATGTGAAAAACGCGGATACCTTCGTTAAAAACCTGAAGCAGATTTACAACGATGAATCCATTAAACACACCGAAAAAAATGAAACTTTGGTGGCTGGCCATAAACTGAGCTATCAAGAAGCCCCGTCTTCTCCTGCTCCGTCTTATGTACCTGCTCGTGATACCCGTTACGACTTCCCCTATCCTCAAGAGGAAACTCCTCAGGTACCTCCTCATGGTCACTCTGAAGGCGGTGGTGAAACCGAACAAGGTGGTCGTGCCCGTGGTGGTCGAGGCGGTCGTGCACAAGAAGGTGGTTCACCCCCTGGCTCACCTCCTCCGAGCGGCAGCCCCCAGCAGTAATCCCTCTCTCTGGTTTCACTAGTGTAGAGGGATTATAGGTCCTGATTAATAGCTCGTCTAGTAAACTAGACTCACTCAGTACCTTACTAATAAGAAATACATTCTCTCCTACTGCTCTTTTATAGGGTAGTAGGAGAGGTGTACTTTTTCATTTAGCAATAAGTCGAATCGATTTCGTATTTCTGATTAATCAATCGACAGGAGTTCACGATACAATGGAATATCGAGGTCTTGACTTAACTGAGAATGTCTTTATATTAAAACCAGAACAATACACAAGACAATTAAATCCCATTGGTCAGTACGTAGACCAACAAGCTCAGTTTCTCTCCATTATGCGTAATTACCCATTAGACAAAGCACGCCAATGGGTAATGAAAAACATTCGTAAAGACGGTAAGTTTCCTCTACGTAATCCAAAAGTAGTCTACGTACACAAAGACGAGAATGACGATAGGGTAAAGGGAGAAACCACACTAGTCCATTACTTAAAGGATGCATTTGCCAATGATGAAATCATGGCTGCTACCTTTACTACTTTCTTACCCCACAAGGTAAAGCTCTCTTATCTATCCGAATACGTAGACGTTAAGAAACCAGAAAGAAGTAAGTTAAAGAAACGCCAATTCCAGATGAAACAAGAAGGTAACTTTGTTGCTATGGCGTTTGCTAATAACGGACAGAATAACATTAAACGAAACTTGAATAGTATATCTGGAGCTTCTTCATTAGCCTCTACTGCTATTTACATGGCTTCTATGCATCCGGTATTGACTTCTAATTGTCGAATGACTTCTGGGTATGCTAATGCCAACAATGAAAAACTATTAGGAGGTAATCGCCATTACCACAATGCGGATATTACGATTAATAACCTAGTAGCTCTAACCACCAATATCGACGTAGAGAACATAAAGCAGATACTGGATAAGTACAATCTCTACGTACCTAATACAGATGAGCTATTCGAATATATTCTAAACTCTACTCGTTTGTATTGGAGGTGGCCTGAAAAGGAAAACCTGATTAAGGAGTTTATTAGCAAATGCAGTCGTGAGCAAAGAGCCGCTATTGCTTTCATTTACGACTTAAATGCTTTACGTATCTACAATGAATCATTTACTCGTGAGTTCATTGGTGGTTTAGCTAGAAAATGTAATCCCATTGAAGGCATGACAATCGAAGAAGCACAAACTATCTTCAATAAGTCTTTAGAAGAAATTAAGCTGGTAGCCATCCAGATTTGTTCGGAAGAAGTAAAAGGATTAAAGGAATCCCAATACATTGGTACAGAGACCATTCTAAAGATTGCTGCCTCTATCATCAACATCTACGAAGTCTTTTCTAAGTATAAGGATTACATCCAAACCTTCTTAAGGTCTTCTCACCTACCTGGTTCATTAGCCCAATTCCCCAGTAGTTTAAGGAAGATTGTATTGATGTCAGACACTGACTCCTCTATCTTTACTACTAAACACTGGACTAACTGGTTTTGTGAAAATAAGAGAACCAAAGAGAAAGCCACGCCTGTGTTTGCTACCATGGTTATGCTTTCTAGTTTAACATTGAAACACCTGTTAGCTACTATGTCAGGTAATCTAGGAGTAGAGACCAAGCGTATCTTCACGATTGGCATGAAGAATGAATTCGGTATGCCTACTCTAGTGAATCTAAACCGTACTAAGCACTACATTTATACGGTAGATTATCAGGAAGGTAACGTATACAAGGAGATGTCTTTGGATAAGAAAGGAGTTCATCTAAGGAACTCTAACTCCCCACAAGAGATTATTGAACATGCTGAAGACATCATGAAGAGGCTCTTCTATCTTTACAATGAAAATAATAAGAAGATTAAGGTAATCGACTTATTAAGAGAAGTAGGGGATGTAGAAAGGGATATTTACAAGAATGTAAGAGAAGGTGGGATTAAGTACTTTAGACGAGCCCAGATTAAGAATCCTGAATCGTATAAGGATACTCCAGATAGAGAATCCCCTTACGTTCATTACTTATTCTGGAATGCAACATTCGGTAAGTACTACGGTGAAGTGAGCGAACCACCTTATTCTGCTGTGAATGTAAAACTAGATATCAGTAGTGCTAAAGCGACTGAAGATTGGTTAGCTGGATTTGAAAATCAAGATTTAGCTAATGCCATTCGTGAGAACCTAAAACAACGTGGTAAGGATACTGTAGGCAGTGTATCTGTACCCATGGAATTGTTTTTAGAGAAACCCCTACCTAAAGAGATAGTTGACCATGTCGCTACACGAGAACTGATAGCCAATATCTGTTCTCCTTACTACATTGCCTTTGAAGCAGTAGGTTTGTTCTATTTAGACAAAAACAACTCTAAACTGATTAGTGACTTTTATTAACAGGTTAAAAAAAAGTGGCCCTTCTCTGCGAGCCTCCCTGTTTTTATAAGGGCCCGGAGCATTATCCTCCTTCCTCCCTTTATCGGGTAGTAAGGAGTATAGCCTACTTTACATCTATATTATTAAACTGCAGGATAAGGGTTCTTCTGTCAGTTAGACTGTCTAGCTGCCTATCAACCTAACATGGAGGTAACTCTTATGTTAACCGAGAAACAAATCTTGGTACTGAAAGGCTTATTACTGATATCCGTGACCATCGGGTTAATAACAGTAATTAGCATTATTCAGAACACGACATTGTTCCTACTGAGTGACATAGAGAGTTCTGCTTTTATGGACGTAGTAGTATTGTTCATTAAAGCAGTCTCTTATCTATTGAAAGGCGTTACCGTCTTCTTTAGTTGTCTATTCATGTCTGGACTAATGTCTAGATACGACAGTCTTGAATAAAGACTAGCTATAAGGGTAGTCTTATCTTCATAGCTAGGGCCACCCTTTCGCCATAATAAGGAGGTTTCTTCATGTTGGCTCGTCTATTGGAATTAATCAATATCCATTTCAAAAAGAATACTAAAATCATTCTACTCTGTATAGAAGGGCTTTTAGCTACTATTTCATTTTGTCGCCAAATCATGGAACTTAGGCCAGAAGGTGTATTTGGTTACTATGTTGTCACTATACTCGGCATTCTGTTTATCGCGTGCTACTTAGGTGCTATAGGGTACAATATCCACGAAGTCATTAAAGATAGGTCCTTTATGGATACCTACGGTGACGTATTCGATGCACTCCTTAAGTAGTCTAGTATCAAGAGTAATACAGTACTCTCTACTACCCGATGGTGGGTAGTAGAGAGTCTATCCATCAGTACATGTTTTTTAAATACTCAATCTCTTCAATGTAATAGGGTTTCAATTCAGCTATCTTGTAGTCATTGAATACCTTACCATTGATTACCTGCTGTAATTCGTACTTCATTCTCACCACGTATTCTTTATTCACTAACCTATCTTCTCTAAGAGGGGTCATTAAGCAGTGTTTAATAAACCGGCTACAAGCTAACAAGTAAACCCACTTGTTATTACGAGTAAGAAAGGTTTGTGGTGTGTCGTTAAAGTCACGAGCACTAACATCATCTATACTGATTACGTTATCGCAATAGGTCTGGATATTAAAGCTGTTCTTACGACACAATTCAAATACCGATTTAATATTTTCTTCAGCTTCTCTAAAGTTGTTATTGATGTAGAATGAGGTTCCTACGTAATCAATTGTCTTAGGCATGAATTCATCAGTCATTAAACAATGCTGATTGATAACAACCTGATTGAAGTGAGAAGCTAAAGCATTAGGCAACACCACCATACCTAAGAAGTAGCCCACATCAGGTACTTCATGACTGGGATTAACCATCTTAATCTTCTTGTGGTGCTTATACCAAGCTAAGTACTGCATGTGCAATAGATTAATATCGATTTCGATAATACTTAGTCCTGGAGACTCCACGTAATTCTTAGGGGTCATGAGGTTAAAACTAAAGTGGGTTTGGTTATGTCTCAGTATCCTAACAGGAACCATTTCACTCCAGTTGCTTTTAATATTCTCCCACTTCCAGTTATTGTCTACCTGCACAATAACCTCAGTTGAGTTGATGCCGTAGAAATTACCGTAAAATAGTTTTCCTATTGCCCTATCTGATGTGAAACCGAAAGCATTACCGTGCTTAAATGCTCGGTTGTATATGTAGGTTTCTACGTATTCATCCGGTAATGCCTTAGGCATACCGAAGGATTGAATGAGTTTATAGAGGACGTGATTGGATTGTACGTAGTAATAGTTATTGCGATACCAATTCAATGCCCTTTGTAGTCTTCTGTCCAATAGCCGATTAGCAAACCCTAGTTTATATAACCTAGGATTCTGAAAACGACTCTTTATACCAATTAAGTTAAACATGTTGTATAGTAACCTAAATTATATAGAAATGGAGGGATTTTAGTCATATGCTTTTTCCATTCACCCACTGAAGAAGAAAGTTTATCAGGTGGTATGTGGTATATATGATGAAAATCACTATTGTCTCTTCCTAAACCGAAGAGACGCAATGGGAGAGAATATCTCTCGCTTTTGAAACAGTCTACTTTTACCCTATTTTAGCCTCTACTCTTTCATTAGGGTGGAGGTCTATACTACAGTATGTTTTCTCTATACTGTAGGCTAGTTTGATATTAGCACTGAAAGCTATTTGGGAATGTATTCCAAATAAATTTAGTACTATATCATTATCGTGTAAATGGTAGGGAGAGCTTTCTAATTAGAATCCACTTCCTTATTTACAAAAGTCGACTCTTGTATTAACCAGCCTATATTTTAGTAAAGGAAACCTAAAAATGGCAATTATCGATAACCAAGAAAACAAAAAACAAGCAGCACCTCAAGCTCAGGCTCAACAGCAACAACAGCAGCCTGAAGTGAAGGAGGTTAGTCCGCAGGATGCCGGTGAAGTGAAAAGCTACTTCTCTGGCGCTTCTAAATTCATGTTCTCCGACCAAGGCACTGTGTTCGGCATGAACCTGGATGTGATTAACGATGGTCTGATGAAATTGGAGAAAACCATTGACGAGGTAGTTTCTACCCGTATCTCCAATGCCAAAATCGAAATTGGTGCGATTCCCTTGGACCACCACAACCACCGTCTCCTGCCGCTGGATGTGATGTTGATTGTGGCTCGTCGTCGTGACATTAACGCTATGGCTGTATACGCTATTGCCATCGCCAATTCCGATGACGTATTGACCACCATCCAAACAGACGAAATCAATGGCCGCCGATTCAATGTGGACATGTTCCCGTCCCAAATCTTCAACGAAAAAGAAATCAAAGCTCTGTTCGTTGAGAAAGCCAAAGAGAAATACGGCAATGAAGACGTGGTATACGCCGGTGGCTCTATCCTGTACGCCGACCAAACCGACTTCACTGACCAAGACGTGGTACTGAAAATCTTGCTCAATGCCGTAGCAGCTGATATTACTGCTTCTTTCGCACAAGAATCTCGCGCTATTGGTCGTGTGGTAGACCTGAACATCGGTCAACACGATAAAGAAGAAGAACTGGTTTGCGAACGCAAAATCATGAACGGTACTGTATTCGACGAATACAACCGTCCTGTTCGTGCCGACTTCATGTTTACTATTAACTCCAACAACCTGTCCACTGCACCTAACGGTAAATTCAACACTCAAGTGGCTTCTAAAGAAATCACTTCAGTTACCGGCTTTATCGACGTGCTGATGGTTTCTCCGCAGAATGCTGTAAACGGTTCTCCCTGGTCAAGCACTACTTCTCCTTGGGACCGTATCCAGTATCAAGACCAGCAGGGTAAACCCAGCAAACAGATGTACGCTACTAACATCGTATTCACTTCACTGAACCCCTCTCGTTACCAGTCTATCGGTAATATGGTTTGGTCTCTGGCTTGCGGTGTGGCTGCATCTTGGGATAAATACTGGTGGGTATGCGAAGGCCTGAATCCTTCTAACCAACCTCCGCAAACCAATATCCACAGCGTGGCTGGGTTGGGGTATGAAATCTCTGCCGCTCTGCGTCTGCAAGAATTCGCTCCGTTGCCGGTAGATTCTCCTGAATTCAATGCCCAGCAGTGGAATGACTACATTCAGGAGTACTTCACTCCTCGCTTCTCCTTCTCTCTGGAAGTAGCTGAAGCTTCTGCCGGTCAGTGGAAATACGAGCCCTTCCTGCGTGCTGCTTACGAAAAAGAAGAAGACGTATTGAAAGTAGGTTCTGCTAACCACATTCTGTTGGCTCACACCGACCGTCTGTGCGATGGCAAGTTCCTGGAAATCTATCGTCGTATGGGTGGTAGTGGTCGCGTATGCCGTACTCTGGACCGTCGCGTAACCTTGATGGGTCAGTACCACAACTCCGTAACCAACACTACTCGCTCCATCCAGGACTTCGACCGTCGTTTCCTGTTGAATCTGGTGAATGGTCGTCCGGAACAAATGGAATTGGTACGTGACTGGACCATGGCTCAGGTAGAAGAAAACCTGAAACCTGAACAACGTATTGGTATCCAGCAAGAAATCGTACGTCAAGTAGCCGCTCACGCCAAAATCAATGGTTATGGCTTGCGCGTAGACTTCGAAGATATCTACATCCATGCTCTGTACGAAGCAATCGCTGCCGCCGGTATGGTATTGGTTAACCGCAATATCACTCAGCCGACTGGTCAGTTCTACTATGCTAACTACATTAACAACAGCATGTTGGATAACCTCGGTCGCTCTATCATGACTCAAGGCACCCAACGCCAAAGTAACTTCTCTGGTTTCTTCGGCTTCGGTGGTCAAGGTTCTGGCCGTTACTAAACGATGAATGAAATAGTCTCCTGCTCCTTCAGTAGGGGTAGGGGACTATTTTCTCATTTGCCTTTGATTTTTATTATAAGGCAATCCACTAGTTTGATTATTTGTTTTTACCCAGTTTAAAGACAAGTAGTCTAGGAGATAATGGTCTATTATCAATAGACGATGTTTAGTAAAATTAGGAGCAAATTGCATAATGGGAATCCATCTAGAATACGTCAATAGTGACCAGATATTTTACAATACCGCTTCTGCTAAAATCATCATTAACGACCTACCTAACCGCAGTAGTCGTGATAAGGATGCGGTAAATGATTTACTCATGCTCCAAGTAGGCGAACAATTCGATAATGTACCTAGGTGTAGTTGTGGTGCGGTGTCTATGCGAATCTATAAAGGTGTTAGGTGCTCGCACTGCGATACCGTAGTAGAAGACATTGTGTCCGATCACCTGGATAATAAGATTTGGGTACGTAGTCCGCAAGGTGTACCTGCACTAATGAACGTAAAGATGTGGCATCAGTTACAGCACTATCTTACTCGTTCTAATTATCGATTTAATCTATTGCAGTGGTTAACTGATCCTGATTATCGTCCCAAAATGACGAAGATGACTCAGCCAGTTATCCGAGCACTGGCTTCTCTAGATGAAGCTAACTTAAACGTACGAAGCTATCAGCACTTCTACGATAACTTCGATCGTTACTTAGAGTTCCTTTTAACGCGTCCTGAATTCAATACCAATTATAAAGAAAAAGGTATTGAGTTGTTGAATCTCTTTAGAGAGAATAAAGATAAGGTTTGGATGCAGTATCTGCAGATACCGAATAGAGCACTGACGATTGTAGAGGCATCGAATGGTAAGAAGTACATCGATAACTCTACACCGATGTTGCTAAAAGCAGTGCGACTGATGGTAGGGATTGACAATGTGGAGAATTCACGTTCTTCATTAACGACTCGCACTAAGCTGGCGAGAGCTTCTCGTTTCTTAACCTTCATGGGAGAGTATTACGATAGAGAAGTCAATCCGAACGTATTGGGTAGAAAACCAGGTGTCATTCGTAAGCACTTGATTGCTACTCGCTCTAACTTTACTGCACGATTTGTGGTGACAGCCATTACGAGACCACATGACCATGATGAGGTTATCTTCCCATGGTTTGGTTTCATGTCCATGTTTGCACCGCACATTAAAGCCAAGCTTTATCACAAGCACAAGTTACCGGCTGACCGAATCATTAAAATCATGTCCGACTACAGACGGGTATACCACCCGAAAATCCATGCGATTATGTTGGAATTGATTAAAGAATCAACTGCACCTAACGGTAAGCCTGGTATCCCTATTCTGATTAACCGACCCCCTACACTGAAACATGGTTCTACGGTACTATTGAGATTAACCGATGTTAAGATTGATACCCGTGACCTATCAGCATCTACTTCTGGTGCCATTGCTCCGCTCTATAACGGCGACTATGATGGTGACGTCGAAACTTTTATGTATCCATTAGACAATCGTACTTCCAGAAGTCTACGTATGTTCGATGCTTGTTTCTCTGTGGGTAATCTAATTAATCCTTATATGGCAGACGGGGTAATGAACCTACCTAAACCAACGGTATTGTCTTTAGCAGTAATGGCGACTCATGAAGAGAAGGCCAACAAAGACGATCAAGCGTTTATGGCTCAGTTTGCTGTGTAATGCGATTAAATAAGGAGATTACGTGGCTATATTAATCTCAGGTGGACGAGACAACATGAGAACAGCCATGTATGGCGTCATGTCTAATGAGTCCATCAATTACATCCAAAACCGCATTAACTCTTTAACTGAACGTTATGGTGAAAGTGCATTTGAATTCCAGCAATCGGTACAACACCGTTTTGATACTGGGGCATTAAGAGCCATTAACATAGCGAAGAATAGTTTAGAGTTTGCCGGTAGTATCTTCGAAGACAGTATCCGTCCCCTGTATACGGTAGATGAATTCCGATATGCTAATCCATTAAATCAATCTTACTTGTGTGCTATGCCTTATATTAACCAAGAGGTAAGAGCAGGTAGGTTAGAGGGTTGGGATTGTGAAGATAGATATCCAAACCTACCAGGTGAGAGAAATCCGCTTTATCAGTCTGTCATGAGTGGTGTATTGCTCTATGGTGATGAAGGGGAAGATACAGGTGGTGAAGAAGTATTCCGTATCTACATGAACGAAGATTTGGATAATGAAAGAGAATTGCAAACCAATGAGAAACTCATGATTCGCTATAACTGGAATAGATTGTATAATCTAATCAATGGCGATAATGAAGAGATAGACCCAACCAGTATATCTGGTGCTTATCTGTAAGAGAGGATAAAGAGACTACCCGTACTCGATTAGGTACGGGTAGTCTTACTCTTTTGATAGATTATTTTTTACACTGAGGTGATCAAATGCAGCAGAATAACTTCGATAGAAACGAGAAAATCGTACCGACACTAGATAGCGTGGGTTGGGTAACCAATAATGGTAGGGAGAAACTAGATAGGATTCTAGCTAACTTCTTCACCAGTGATGGTTCTCAATCTACTCTTTATTATCGTCAATTCCTCACCTACCAAGTACTGACTCAGGAAAACGTAGGGGATGTAGAGCGTTTAGCCAGTGCTATTAAGACTTATTTAACTGAAGTCATTGGACAATACTTCCCAGAATGCAGTGTAGAGGTGATACCCGTTACACTTAATAACGAAGAGAAAGCGATTAATGAGTTAACGGAATCAGCAGTAGGTCTCAGGCTTACTGTAGAAGTTCTAGATAATACGGATTATCTAAGGATGGATAAACCTATTGTCTACGACGGTGGGGTATTCAAGTATGTATTGGATAAATTCTCTAGTCGCTAATGAGGAATAACACAAATGGCTGAAATCAATCTACTAGAACAAGACAAATTAGAATCTAACGAAGCCCCTAAAACGGCTTTTGAAAGACTGAATGAATGGGTAAAACCCCATATTGAAACCATTAAGGAGATGAGAGCTGAGCAGTTAGCTCATCCTCCCCAAATGCCTGTACATGAGTATATTGAGCATTTCTTAGCATTACACTGTGGTTTTCAGGAAGATGATGCTAAGTACAACATGAACGATTGGATAGACTTTGCTGGTAGTGTATTCATGCCGGTAGACCTAATTGACAGTACAGGCACTATTGTCGCCCAAGTACCTTCTTTGGTACCTAGTGAATTCTTTGTCTTAACCAATGAAGATAAAGACCCATTAGAAGGCAGTGAAACCCTGGGTAATACCATGGATCGTATTGACCAGTATTCCCGTACCTATAAAGAAGCAGCTGAAAGAGAGAGAATCAATTTCTTAGATATGCTCTCCTCTCGTGTAGACGACAAAGTAATGAATGAGCATCGAGCCAAGTGGACAGCCTTCTTTGAAAAGATGGGTATCCTGAATCCAGACAACTACCGCAAAGTATTGGGTGGTGAAGAAGTCACCAAACCCGAAGAAAATACGGTCGTAAATACGACAAATGTGGAATTCACTTTTGATGAAGATGAATAGTCTGGATAGTACAGAATGATTAGACCACTAAAGATAGTGGCTTGGGGTGACGTACACATGTGTCACTCCACCACTTTCAGTGAAAAGATATTCGAGGAAATCAAGCATTGTTTTCCTTATAACAAATGGGCTTCTTCTATTGACATCATGATGCTGGATGGGGACTTTTGGGATAAACTCATGCCCAATAACCATCCCGATGTCTACATTACCAAAGAAGCCATTATTTACATCTTAGAATGGGTAAAGAAACATGATATTACTTTACTCATTGTCGATGGTACTCCTTTGCATGATGCTAACCAAATCCAGTGGTTTCTACACTTGAATGAAACCACTGGAATCCATGCTGATATTGTCTTTGCTGACGATATTAGTATTCGATATGTCTCTAAGTTCGATATTCATGTACTCTTTATTCCGGATAGACCTCGCTCTAAACCTGAGGATACATTTAAAAGAGTACAAGAGCTATTAAAAGAAGAGCAATTAGAGAAAGTAGACCTAGCACTAATGCACGGGTGCTTTCAATACCAAATACCGGAAATTGCTCCTGAACACAAACACAATGAGAGCGATTACTTCTCAGTGGTAAAAGGACCCATTATCATTGGGCACATCCATACCCACTCTACCAATAAACAAATCATTGCTCCTGGTAGCTTCTCTAGATTAAAACACGGTGAAGAAGAAGTCAAAGGTTTTGTAGAGATACTGGTACAACCCAGTGGTGACTTTAGGGCTAAGTTTATTGAGAATAAAGAAGCAACTATCTACAAGACAGTGATTGTTACGGGATTGGATTTAGAGACTTCTTTAGAGAAGATAAAGAGAAACATTGGGAATCTACCTAGTGGTAGTCGTATTCGTATCGTTTGTGAGAAAAACCACCCTCTAGCCAGTGATAAGACATTCATGTCTCTAAAGACTAGTTATGTCCAGTTTATGTTTTCCTTAAACGTTAAGGTAGACAAAACCGTGATTGCTGAGGATAAAGATGTATTCTCTACCGAAAACGAATACGTTCCATTGATAATCAATAACAAGAATATTGAAGAATTGATTGTTAATAAGCTCAATCAGCTCAATACCGAGGCAGCTGTAGTGAAACAGCTACCTAAGTATTTAAGCCAAATCATTTAAAGGATGACCGTGAACCGCCTTGTCAATGAACGGGAGAGAGGACAGATTCCTCTCTCTATTGCTACTTCGTTGGCATTTGAATCGCTACTCAATATCCACGAAGAGATTAAACACGAGAAACCTATTTATTTAGAGAATAAGTGTATCTACATTAATGTCAAGACTCTTTACCGTAATCTCTACTATTCCATGAAAAGAGAAGACGTAGACAGAACCAGTGATAAGGACTTATACTTAGCCCTGGTGTCTGAAATAGAGTTAATTAAAGACATCTGTCGAAACGAGTGCCAAGGATTGGATTACTTATTCTATCTCCCTAACTACCAGGGATTAGAAGCTATTAATAACGAAGTACTACTAAGATTGGATAATACCTCTTTACAGAAAACCTTTACCAATCGAATGACCAATTCCTTAGGTTTATTACTCAAGCAGTATAACGAAGGGATAACGGATAGTAAACAGTTGAGTAATGAGAACATCTACATCTTCAAGAACAAGATTACGAAGATGGACAACCGTAAGGTATTGATGTTGTCTCATTATACCTACGACTTAGTCGCTTTCCGTAACTTCAATCGTTTATTGCTATTAGAATCCCATACGGGACATGTAAAAGGTAGGGATATGTGGTACACCAAGTACTACAATGGTAACAAACTACCTGAAATGCCGTTTCGACTAGACCTATTGACTATTCTAGGGGACAGTACTTTATTTAGATGTAAGGTACCTGCCTTTAGAAGGACTTTAGTGGATTTAGCGACCGAATACAATTGGAGTAGCATTACTACTGCTACCAAGATTCGTGAGAACTTAAAGACCATTAAGAACCACGAGATTAGAGAACGTTTATTAGCTTGTATTTCTGGTATGTAGAAAACCTTCTATTTTGCCCTTAGATTGAGTTTAGACTAAAAGGTATACAAACCCTTATCCTTATGGTTAATCGCAATCTAGAGCGATTCTAGATAGGCTAGAATCGATTTTAGTAGAGTTTAGTACTACCAGATAGCTAAATAAACCAAAGAATCTACAATTTTCGAGTATTTCTGAATAAGGAGAATGCTCTACCTACTGAAGAGTAGGAGAGCCGAATCCTTTCTGTTTTGTATCTCATTTGGAGTTTTAACATGGCACAACAACAATTTGCCCCTAAGTATCGCAATAACATCACCCACACTCGTGTAATGTCCTTGTGGGGTAAAAATGAAGAAGGTACCGCCGCTTCCTTCAATCTCTACATTACCGGTAATGTGTTGCACCTTACTGTATACACTGGCTTGAATGAAGATAAACAAAAACGCCAGTCTCGTATTAAGTTCGATTTTAAAGATGGTCAATTGGTTTCATTCTTGACTATCTTGGATACCTTGCTCTCAATGCAAGATATTCCTCTGGAAGGTAAGAAGATTTCCTCTTCTGCCGCTATCCATGGTTACATCAAAACCCAAAGCATGTCCAAAGCAGAGCGTCGTGAATTGGGTAAAGTAATTGTAGGTCGTGATGATAAAGGCATCTACTACATTACTGCCATTAACAATACTCACGGTAAAGTGAAGTTTAACTTCGAATTGGACCGTGATATTGTACTCTACGATATCAACTCTCAAGACCCATTGCCCCGAGAGGAAGCATCCCGCCGTGTGATGGTGTCTTTTGTCAATAACGCTAAGCTGATTATTGCTAACGTATTGACTCAAGAGTACGTAGACAAAGAAGCCAATGAAGGCAAAGCTAACAACAACTACAACCGCTCTAATCAATCCAACAACAATCAATCTGGTCAATCCGGTAACAGTCAGCAAGCTGCCGCTCCTGATAGCAGTGATAGCGAAGACGACTTCTTTATGTAAATTCATTTAAGTTCAGTGTATCCTCTCTAGCCTAGACGATTCTAGGCTAGAGAGTAATCTATATTCTTCCGTATTATATCATCTCTTAGGAATAATTCTAAACTGTAGTACTAATATATACAGCTACTCAACGTAGGTATAGTTTAGATTCTATTTAAACTAGGCTCTATATTATCAATCTGGTAGTGGGTAGAAAGAGTATAAATAAACCGACAATCACTTTGGCTATATCGGTTATGGTCATTGGGATTGATTTATTCTCTTCTCTATTCATTGCTATTTTTCCAACTATCCTTAAGGAATCTAGAAATGAGTCAACTAAGTTTCGAGATGGATGCCGCTAGAACAAATGTGTTTGTTACCTACGGTAATGAAAACGTTAGGTTCTCGATGAACTATTACAAACGTAATAAACATCGCACCGAGCATGGTAACAATATCTCTCCATTCTACGAATTCAACGAATGGCTGAAGACTAAGCCTAGACAATGGCAGGAGAATGTCTATCAGCACTATAAGAGAATTCGTAACATCATCGACGAAGAAAACGATGTGGAGGTAATGTTATCTAAACTGAATGAAGCAGCAGTCCAGCTATATTCTAATGTCAATCTAGACGAAATCGAGAATTGGGTAAAACTCCCTACTTCTCCCTGTAATGTTCCTACCAAGCCTACTACAAGCTACGAGAATACCCGTAAGAATCCACGTGAAACGACTTACGTGTATTCGGATTACTTAGGTTTGGTGGTTTATTCTATTGCTCTACGATTTGTCGCACCGATTTGGGGTGATATCGACAGTAGACTCTATAGCCAATACGGCAAAGACTATAAAGAAATTTACGCTAAGGAGATTCTGCATAAAACCTGTTTAGATGGCTGTGTAGCAGAGAATCGCTTACGTGAGTTCATGATTAATGCCAAAGTACAGGTAGACACCAATACCGTACTCATGTCCGGTTTGTCGGAGGATGACTTCTACAACTACATGCTGGCCATCATTATCCTGCGTAGACTATCTCTAGGTGATGTATCTGGTAGTGACAATACCTATCGCCTGATTATTAACATCTACTACTATTTCCAGACGAAGATAAAACAAGTCGCTCGAAGCTATGGTAGTAATACCGATTCTGTTAAGTTTAAGAAGAATCCGGTAGAAGACAAGAAAACCAACTCGGATTCCAATTCCCAATCAGTATACGACGTGGGTTTCTCACGTAGTAAAATCTCTACAGACGACAAAGTCTTTCTGGAGTTTGCTGCTAAGGACCACGATAGGATTATCCAAATCGTAGAGCCTGAGTTACCGAAGGAGTTGTATTGGGAAGCAATTGATGCGATTCGAGTGAACTTCAATATTGATAATCTCTCTGGTATTCGGGAGTACATGAAACCGATTCAGGAGATTCAGTTGAACATCGTGAAATGGGTATTAGACGAAGCGATTAATCCAGTGATTTACGATTACTTGGATTTAGAAACCGTTATCGATTTATTGGGATTGACTTCAGCGATTCTGTGGCATCGTGGCTATTACGAGTTTGCTGCTCTAGTCTCTGCTATTGCCATTAATACCAATAGCGATGACTTCTTTATTGCCCCGACTTATCGAAGAAACATCGATTCTCACTTGTCCAATAGACTAAACAAAACCTATTGTTTAGGTGGGACGACCAAATCCGAGAAGCGAAACATGACGGCATTAGGCTGCATTGAGTTATTCGAGAAAGGCATCTCTCCGTATAACTGGTACCTTACTCTACCGAGTAAGTGGGCTGATTCCGGTAAGATAGTCAATAAAGATAATCGATTGATTACACAGTCCGATATTCGAGTAAGAATTGCTGAATTAATGCTGGACATTGCTAACCGCCAGAAGTTAGTGCCAGTAGAAGCATTCTAAAAACATTAAATTATCTTTAGGAGTAAACGATCAATGGATCATTTTGGACCACAAAATACCTACGGTACGCCATTGGGTTCTAGGGTCACTTTCCAGATCGAATCATTACGACTGATTCGTGTTAATGGTTACCAGAACCAATACCTGCGTCCATTCGTTACCAGAATGAATGGTACCGTACAGGATAAGCTGGTGACCATGGTAGACCAGTTTAATGGTAAAGTACCGACTAATTACATTGCTTCCACTTGCAATGAGTTTATTATTCCGGCTGATAGACCGGAGACCAGTCAAGGTCGAGCTATCGATGTTACTATTCCAAACGGATGGAATGAAGACCGTTACGTGTTTATCATGATCATCACTACCTCTGCTAACGGTATTACCGGTAGGGAGATGGTAACGGGTTATACGGATAGACGTGATGCCGCAGTAATGGGGCGAGAAATCAAGTTAGCTCCTGATACCGTATTCTACGTCAATTCCATTACTAAGATGGGTACCCGTCAGGTAAACAACTTCTATATCCCTGTAGTGCAAGATTCCTTCTCTGTATTTGGTGGAGGTATTGGTGCAGGTGCTTATAACAACAGTAGTCCCTGGAAGATGACTCCACAAAACCTATTGCGTTCTACTTACGCTTCAGGGATTGATGGGGTAACCGATATTCCGGAAAATACGATTATCGGTACGGACGATAGAAGAGTATCTCAAGTACCTTCTTTAGTATCTCGTAACTACAATTCACCTACCCAGATGTTGTCTAAGATTGTAGAAGGTGCTTTCGTTGCTACGATGTTTAACAACAATACCTCGGGTTATAGTGGTGAGTCTGTAGCCAATCAAATCCGTGGTAGCATGGCTGACCCTTCTACCCATCACTCTGCTTTCCTCTCTGCCCTAACGAATGTGCAGAGCAGAAGGACTTCTACTTTCGATTGGAAATGGTTGTTACAATTAGACCCAACCATTGATTATCGTGCTGAAGTCAGTGATGAGCATTACCAAACTACCCAGTATTCTGCTCCTTGGTTGTCACCGACCATTGAGACAACTATGGCGATTGTGGTTTCCTCCATGGTAACGAACCTGATGACCAAGTCATCACTCTCTTATATTGAGTTTAGTTCCACCAATACCATGGGTACAGCATTAACTGGGTACCAGCCTGAAACAGTAGTTTCGGACATGAGGGGTTTTGTTAGTAACCTGAACTTCTCTGGATTGCAGTTCTCTACCGAGAAAGTGATTAGTGACGAATTGGGCCCTATCCTGTCGCAGAATAACGAGTTGCCTTATTTCATTCACGTGAAATGCGACCTAAATACCGATATCGTTATTGAAATCCAAATCGGTAATGGGATTAAAGAATTATACGTATTCCCCTCATTCAGTGACTCTAGTATCTCCCCGATGCTGACTGTTAATAGCGATCGTTATCGCAATAATAGCCGTGATATTGGGGAATTGATTCACTCGGTAGAAGACGTAGTAGAAGGTAAAATGGGTAGCAGTGCTCAGGTTAATCCCATGGGACATCCGTTTACCAACGTCAATACCCAGATGAATTACGGTCAACCTCAACCAGAGTTTCATGATTACTCCGGTAACACCATGAACAAATACTAAGCAAAGGAAACCTGATAATGAATATGTTGGAAGTGTATCAACATGTCCTGAATACCTGTGGGTATCTCGTGGACGAAGAAGGACGAGTACGTAAGGAAGTAAACGATAAAACCTTCCCCGTATCGATTGATATTGAAGGTGAAAGCCGTATTGTGGTATTGCCTACTAGGGCTAACCTGACTTCTCCTGATATCTTGCGTTTCGTGGTATTCCACCCGATGCAAGAGAACCTGATGCGTGGTGAGTCCAAACTCTTGAGCTTTATTCGTAAAGAGCTGAATCGTCGTTATGGTACTTCACTGGCTTACTTGATGAATGAATTAGTTAAGATTTCATCTGGTAGCGTTAACCACACTGAATTGACTCCTGCCCAGCGGGATATCATTTCTCGCTTTGGTAAGACAGACCAGAAGTTCCAAGACTCCTTCTTTAAGATTATTATCGCTTTAGGTAAGTCTCGTTCTAAGAACAATACGGTAGCAACGCTGTCTTTGCGTAAAGGCTTCACGATTGATGGTACTTCATTCTCTCGTGTGGCTATTTGGTCATTCCCTCTGGCTGATGAAGTCTATAAAGTCATCGACGAAGTCAGCAAGAAGAAAGACTATCAACCTAAGATATTCGGCGTGCCGGTGCGTAAAGGTGATTTGCCTATCCTGAAGAACATCTGCGAAGTCTTCTTCCCGAACTCCCAAGAAGTCGATAAGCATGGTTTCTACGGTGCTTCTGATGCGACTGATGCTCCGTTCTTCGAAGCATTTGTACGCTCATTGCTCTCCTTGCCTAAACACACTAACCACATTGCGGAAGTGTTCTTTAAAGGTAAGAATGCCGTAGTCTCTAAAGAAGTCGCTCAAGCTGAATTGGCTGCCACTACTCTGGATATCTCCTGGATTAAAGAAGGCTTTACCGTAAGTGATTACCGTAAAGAGTACCTGATGGTACCGCCTCAAGATGGTAATGAAGGGGTAGCCGCTGTAGAGAAAGACAAACAAATTAATGTCAATCCCCAGGCTACTCAGGCTAAGATTAACTGGGAAACCGTTAGCCAACCTCTGCAGGGTAAACCTGCTCAGGTAGCTCAACCTGTTCAAGCACCGGTACAAGCACCTATTCATCCGGTACAACAGGTACAGCCACAGCCTGTAGCTCAGCCTCAAGGGAATCAGTTCATCCAACCCAGGCAGGTATATCAGGCTCCTTTAGCACCTGTATACCAGCAACCTCAACCGGTAATGGGTAATAACCAGTTCTTAGCTGGCCAACCCCAACAGCCGTTTAACCAATATCCTCCCCAAGGGTATCAAGCGGTAGCACAGCCGGTGAATAACTCAGGTTGGGGTTTTGCTCAACCACAAACTTACCAGCAAGGTCCAGCACACCACCAATTCGGTATGTTGTATCAACCTGGCATGGCTAGACAGACCACTCCTCAGCAGATGGGGTACCAGTCACTACTGACTCCTCGTCCGCAGTATGGTAATACTCTGTTTAGATAAAACATAGAAGAATACTCTCCTCTACCCGCAATTAGGTAGAGGAGAGTTTCTCTATTAATTTTTATTTTAATAGGGTAATGTTGAAGTTATTTCTCTGCTTCTTAGATACAGAATGACTCCATTAACCAGCTGATTTCTTATTAATGGTCTTGAAGTAGTTATAGAGCTTCTCAACTGAATCGAAATCAGGAATACGGATAGAAAGCATGTTCCTTCTGTAATCCGTAGGAGAATGGAGGTTATTCACCCGCATTACTACCCAGTAGTATTTGGGTTGGATGTTGAGTAATCTTAAAATGCCATAGAAGTCGTATTCGAATCTATCGGCGTCAATTGGTGCGATATCGGCTATACGAGATAGATTAGCATCGCTTTTCAGTATTTCTAAATGGTCTTCCAATAAGACTTTAAAGTCCTCATTGCCCAATTCGGCATCATTAAAAGTTTCATCTAACAAAGACATAACCTTAATCACTTTCTTTTTCAATCAATACTTATCCATAAAGAGGATAACTCGACTAGACCAGCTAGTCTCATTGTCCTTTATGGAAAAGAGTATTCCGGCCTACACAATGACCAGAATACTAATTTATTCAAATGGGAGTAAGAGTAATCCAATTGGATTATAACTCTATATCATTAACATGGTGGTGTCCTTCAGTCGATTGATTGAAGGGATACTTGTTATTCATCTAAACACAATAAGGAGCTATTGTGTCTCAGCAATACGTAGAGAACCAAAATGACGTAAGGTTAAGGGGTCTAACCGCTTTCAATCCCTTCTCCGACACCGTATCTTCATCACGTGGCCAGATGCAGTCAAATGCCTTAACCCAGCATTATGTCATAAATGGCTGCCAGCCAAACTCCATCCAAACAGGGGTAGAACAGGAGTACGGTAACTATACTTATTCTATTAAAACGGAACACAATATCCAGAAGATTGTGGCTATTGTCGATAGATACTTACCGACTGATTACAACGGGATTAAACTCAATCCACAGCGCATTGTAATCTACCAGACATTCGATAATAATGGTAATAAACCGCTATACGGTATTATCGACATCAATAAGTTGTCTATTAACCACACCAAATTCGGTTTCGAATTCAAACCCACCAGTAATGTAGACATGATTCGTGTAGGTAATTCCATTCCCAAAGGAACCGTACTATACGATACACCGGCTAAAGACAATATCGGTAACTACATGATGGGACGAGACCTCAATACCGTTTATTCCTCACTAGAAGGAACGATTGAAGACTCGATTCTGATTTCTAAAGAAATCGTACCTTACTTTAAGACTAAGGTATACGCTACCCGTACTATTGAATTAGGGGAGAAAGACTACCCGCTAAACCTATACGGTAGTGATGAGATTTACAAGATTATGCCGGATATCGGGGAGTATTGCAAACCAACAGGCAATGCTTACTCTGGTATTATCATGGCTAAACGCGAGTATCGCCCTGAGCTATTGCCGATTACCTTTACTAAAACAAAGACCCGTATCTACGATCCCATCAACGATACGCCTTTAGATGGTAATGGTTCAAATGCCCGTGTAGTAGACATTATTGTCTATAAACAGAATAAAGCTGCTAATTCATTAGCTCCTGAAGTCATGCAGCAGATTGATAAGTACGCTGATGCCTATCTGGACTTCTGTAACCGAATCTTAAAAGAATATCGGATTATTCAGTCCCAGAATCAATGGCAGGCAGAATTCACTGATGAATTCGACCAATTGATTCGGCATTGCATGGCCATGACCAATGAGCCATTGCCTGATGAAAAGTTGCAGCGTACCTCTATCCAAAAGGTAACCAACTTTAACCGTAAACTAGACAATGTCGTGATTACGGTCATTACAGAAGTAGAGAAAGAGTTAGGACCAGGCTTTAAGATCACGGATCTACATGGTGGCAAAGGTGTTGTTGCCCGTGTACTCCCCCCCGAACAAATGCCTTACGATCCAGTAACAGGGAGAAGAGCAGAGATTGTCATTTCTCCTGAAACGACTGTAAACCGAATGAACTTCGGTCGTATTTACGAGCAATCTTTAAAAGCAGCTTTAGTAGAATTAAGGGATTTCTTGGTAACCACTACTGGTTTAAATGAACATTCTCCTAATCTGAAACTGGCGGTAGCAGGACTGAATAAAGATATTCTCGATACCTGCTTTAGACGTATTGAACGGTTCTTAGAAATTACGGTTAAGACCCAATACGAGTTTTATACTAAACTCTCTTTCCAGGAAAAGACAGATGACCTATTCCACATCATTAAGGATAGGCTCTATCTGTATCGACCGAACAATACACCGATTGATTATATCGAGATGTTCGATACCTTATCTAAAGAAGGATTCCTCTCCCCTCCACGTAAGTTAAGATTCTACAATCCTTACACCAAACAAGAGGAAGAAACCACGGTACCACACCGTGTAGGTCCATTGTATTACATTGCATTAGAGAAGATTGGTGATGATTCTGCTTCTGTTTCTACAGCAGCGACTCAGCCTAATGGTATCATTGCCCCATTAACCTCTAAGGACAAGTACAATAGCCAGACACGTGAACAAGCTACTCGATTCCCGGCTGAAACAGAAAACCGTTATATCGTTTCTGCTGCGCCCAGTGGTTTAGCAGCCGAGTTACACGATAGGTCTAATAACCAGCAGACTATCGAAGCTTCCCTAAATACTATCTTCCAGTCGACTAATCCGACTAATATCGAGGCGGTAATCGATAGGGAAAAGTATCCTTTAGGTAGTGGTAGACCCTTACAGATTGTAAGACACTTCTTCCAGTGTAATGGGTTTAGGATGGTGTATTCTCCCTTCGATCCTTCTAAACAGACTCAAGCCGATATGGACCCGATTACTGGTTCTATCCTCAATAGCATGGAAATCGAGCATGATGATGAAGACGAAAAACCCTCCTCTAAGAAGAAAGAGGTAGAGGCTAAAGTAGTCGAAGAAGTGGAGGAAGAAGTAGAAGAAGCTGATGAAGTAGACAGTGATGATGATCAGGAATAGGAGGCTAACTAAATGCAGTATTCAGCATCAGCTACTTTAAAAGTCTCTCCAAAAGAGATATTGAAACACTTTAGAGGCAGATTTAAACTGAAGTTCGATAACGGTGTAGTGGTAGAATCCACCGGATTACAGTTAGCAATCTCCCGTTATGTCTGGGAAATCAATAAGAAGTTTCCCAAGATTGGTTTATTACCGGCACACTTCATTGGTAACTACATGAAGGATTGCTATTCGTTTAAACCGGATACGGTACTGAAACTGAAATCGGCTATCATGGGTGACGTATTTACCGTATACGACACCAATGTACAGGAGGAGTATTACAAAATCCAGGAAACGGTCTGGGCTTCTTTTGTATCGGTAGCCGATGAGATTAGAAACGATATTCAGGTATTGGGTGCACGATTCCACGCGACTATGTCAGTGGAAGACATTGTAGCTATCATGAAGAGTAAAGACATCCTGGATATCGATAAGGCCAATCCGGTTAATCGAGATACCATTACCGACCCTAATACCGTACCTTCGATTTATAAGAAGAAACAGAAAGTATTGGAATCTGGTGAGTTCTTCGATAACAACGTAGCGGTCATGATGCGATCTGGTACCATTAAGATACCACAACTGATGCAGTGTTTAGGTCCACGTGGTAGTGTTACAGACATGAATAGTAACATCTTCCCTGAACCGATTCAGGTTGGTTACTTAAATGGTTTACGTCGTATTTACGATGTGCTGATTGAATCTCGTACTGCAGCAATGTCCTTGAATAACCAATCAGGACCATTGAAGTTTACTGAATACCTCTCTCGACGAATTCAGTTAATCGGGATGGAGTTGAAGAACCTACATTTCGGTGACTGTGGTTCCCAGTACCATTTAGAGTTTCAGGTACGTGGTGAAAGACCGGATTCGGTGATTAGTGACTTAAAGCTACTGGAAGGGATGAATTACTGGGATGAGACTGAGAAAAAGTATCGTCCGGTAAGAGAAACTGACACCCATCTAATTGGTAAACGTATTAAGTTACGTACTGTATTAGGATGTCAGCATAAAGACCCCAATGGTGTTTGTAGTACTTGTTTCGGTCAAGCGTCTCGTAACGTAGCGCGTTACCGTAACTTAGGTCACTTCTGCATTATCTCCTTTACCCAAATCATTACCCAATTGGTATTGTCCACTAAGCACCATACCAGTAGTGCGGCTGCCTCTATGGTAAACTTGACGGATTATACAGCCAAGTACATGAAGGAAGTACAAGAGGGTTTAGGTATTGGGATTAAACAGGAAGTATTAGACAAACACGATTCTGTTAAGATTGTCGTACCAGAAGAAGTCTTCGAAGGTTTAACGGATATTCAGGATGTAAAAGACGTGAATATCTTATCACCTAGACGTACTTCTCGTGTTAACCGCATCATTCTTAGACTGACTACCAATACCAAGAAAGGTGTAGAAGTTAGTGACGAGATACTAGATGTGGTTCCGTATCGTGACGAAGGGTATCTCTCTATGGCGATGTTAAAACACATGAAACGCCATGGTTGGACTTTGGATAAAGACGGTAATATCGAAATCGAATTGACTAATTTCGATTCTAGCCAATCGGTAATAGAGATTACCGCTAAGCAGTTTGATATGTTTGCTTACTCCAAAGGCATTGAGAAAATCCTGAAGTCTTCTGTAAAAGACATTAAGAAACGTGCTACTGAAGTAACACCAGAATCCTTCTTAATGGATTTGGTAGACGTGATTAATGCAAAACTAGGTATCAATCTCTCTATCATGCAGGTGGTAGCCTATACGATGCTGGCTACTGATGTCTCTAAGAAAGACTATTCATTACCGAAACCTTGGACTAAACATGGTGTTGGTACGATGGAACACCTGATTAAAGGTAGGAGTTTGTCTGGAGCTTTAGCTTACGAGAAACAAGGGGATACTTTAATGTCCACTTACTCATTCACTCGTAAGAACAGAACAGACCACCCGATGGATGAGCTGTTCACTCCTGAACAAATGAGGTTAGAGTACTTAGATAGACCTTAACGTGTAATAGATACTGCCTCTAGTCTCTCTTTATAATAGGGAGACTAGAGGATTAGGTCTATTTGCTCTAGTCTTTTACTCCGTAAAAGACTAGGACACTCGTAGAGTGGGCTATTTTCACTCTATACGAGATTTATAGTAAAGGGTAGGGAAAGGTATTACCTTTAATATAAACTCAATCTGAGACGATTCTAGGGTACCTAGAGAGCATTTTATAGATTTAGTCTATATTAGAAGTAACTAGAAAATGGAAATATGTGTGATTTATATAAAAGAGGACCTCACTGCTCCTGTAGAAGGGACAGTGGTAGAGGCGTATGTTGAAAGGGGTGTGAAGTGCTCAATATTGAAGTTTATCCTTTAAACTGCATTATCTATCCAGACAAGGATAGTGATTTAGATATCATTAGACCGTGGGCTAAGAACTATATTCGCTGGAATGAATATTGGAATAAGTGGCAAAAGAGGAAAGTGGTGACACCTGCGGCCAATTACGTATTCTTTAGAAAAGACAGAAAACAAGTCAATATTCTTAGAACCATGTTCGATGACTTAATTGGCTATTTAGCCATGAGTAACTATATCGAAGGGGTACATTATCGAGTTATCCAGAAGAAGCTGGATATCGATATCGATTACGAGCATCGATTAACCACTAAGGAAGGCTGGACACCTAGAGGTGAGCAGATAGACCTGATTGATTTTGCCTCTAAAAAGGACTATGGTGTTATCCTCATGGGTCTGCTTATGGGTCTAGGTAAAGCCCTAACGCTATCTACACCTATTCGTGTACCTGGTGGTTGGAGGAAAATGGGTAGTCTTAGAGTAGGTGATAAGATATACGCTTACAACGGTGAAATCACGACCGTAATGTCAGTACATCCACAAGGATTACAACCTATTTACCGTGTACATGTAGATGGTTTTCGTTATGTAGATGTTACTCTAGAGCACCTATTTAAGATTATTCGTATTGACAATACAGATGTCGATATTACAGCTACCACTACTGAGATAATTAAACTACTCAGTGAAGGTAAGAGACTCTATATTCCACACAATGGGAAGATAGAAGAAGGTAAGAAGCTAACGGTAGATGAATCGATTATCGATACCATGTACTTCATTAAGCAATTTTTCATTGACGAGGAGAGTAACCTTAATACCGTTAAACTCGATAGTTTAGTCTCTTCTTCTTATCAGGATAGAAAAGCATTTGTCGATATACTGATTAAAGTATTGGTAGAAGAAGGTAAAGATACCTTTAGAGATAATAGAGTGTTGGACTACATTAAGGAGTTAGTATTCTCTATTGGCTACGGTATAGAAAGTGTAGAAGAAGGTGAATTCGTTAAGATTAAGATTAAAGAGAAGGTAGAGAGAGTGTTGATTAAGAAGATTGAGCGTGTAGAAGATAGCTACGCTCAGTGTATCTCTATTGACCACCCTTCTCAATTGTACTTAACGAAAGACTACGTGGTTAACCATAATACCTCTTCTAGTTTATTCCTAGCCGAGAAGTTTCAACAGAGATTAGTGTGTATTCTAAGACCGAATCTCGGGGGGCGCGACGAAACGCAAGGCTGGTTTAAAGAGCTAGCTAAGGCTACTACTCTCGATGAGAAAGAGATTTGTGTGGTAAGAGGTAGAAAAGACTTACAATCTCTAATCAACATGGGTCTAGCTAAAGAATTACCCTATAGGGCTATTCTAATATCGAATAAGACCTTCCAGTATTACTTAAAGTATTACGAAGAGTATACAGACGAAGAGTTTGAAGGTTTAGGGTGGAATTGTAGTCCTAAAGACTTACCTAATGTATTAGGGGTAGATACCATCTTCTTAGATGAAGTCCACTTAGACTCTCATTTACAATGTAAGATGATTTCTTACTTAGGTTGTAAGAGGATATTGGGTGCTTCTGCTACTATTAAGCCTTCTAGTAAGTTCATTGACAGAATGTCTAAGCTATCGTTCCCTGTAGAGAACAGATACATGCAGAAACATGTCACAGCTTACATTCAGCCTACTGCATTCCATTATAAGTTCGAGAAACCTCAGTTTATCCGAAGTGAAGGTAGTCGTGGTTATAATCACGTTAAGTTCGAGCAATCTGTAATGAGACACGTAGGTGTAAAGAAGGCTTACTTTAAGATGGTAAACTCGGTAATCAAGGATAGATTCATTAGTCGATTCCACCTATTTCCTCAGTCTAAATGTTTAGTAGTAGTGTCCACTATTAACATGGCTAAGGAAATGACTACCTACCTAAGAGAACAGTATCCTGATTTAAAGGTAAACAGCTACGTAGCTGATGACCCTCAGGAGAACGTATTCGGTAGCAATATTACCGTTTCTACCATTGGTAGTAGTGGAGTAGGTTTAGATATTCCTGACCTCAATACCGTTATCTTGACGGTAGCAGTAAGTAGTAAACAAACTAACTTACAAGTAGCTGGTCGTTTACGCTTCTTAGGTGAAGGGATAAGACACGAGTTTATCTACTTTGTCTGTGACGATATTGCTTCCCATGTGAAGTACGACGTGATTAAGAGAAACGAAGTATTTCCTGGTAGTACGTGTTTGAATGGTGTACATTGGTATTCTAATATTGAATTAGGAAACCGATACGCTAACGATAAGAATAGGTAATGGAACGAATACTCTCTAGTACCCGATGCAGGTACTAGAGAGTATTTATATTGTTTTGTATTTTATTTTTCTACAGGTATATATCACTAAATTGGATAAAGAAAGTATTCTTTATCTATTCTTTTATTCTAATGTACAGGAGATTATAAAATGTTTAACTATACTAAAGAAATGATTGAAAAAGCCGTTAATGAAGCACCGGTGGAAGTAATCGATCACGGCAAGACTCCAGATGAGTATAAGGAGTTCAATGGACTCAAATGGGAGTCTCCATTGGATAAATGGATAGTGACTGGTTCCTATATCCTGGTCATTGAGAAGTTCATGAGTAAGGACTTTATCAATAAAGTGATAGTCAAGCGCTATAGTGGTATTTCCAAGTTCATCTTGGAAAAGGTATTTAGGACTACAACTGAATCCTTTCTCCCACATGAGTTGCTTCACTACGTGCAGTACAACAATTTCGTTCCGGAATCCAAGTACATTGGCATGACGGAAGAAGACGTGGAAAAGCTTCCGTTCGAAGAAAAGATGGAAGTAAGACATGGCGCTGCTAGGGATTTGTTGAAGTTCAAGCTCGGTACTGAAATTGATGCGTATGCGTTCGACATGGTGAGAGAGAACGCAAATAGATTCCGCGTTAGTACCGCAGCATTTCTACTAGCCAGAGGTAAGATGTATCAATTCGGTAAGATTGCTACCGTAAAGGAAATCAGGAATAGTATTCTAGAAAGAATGGAGTACTTCAAGGAGAACATGGATATGTTTAAACCCCTGGTTGATTTCAAGCTCCCAGAATAGAATAACCAAATTGCAAAAACGAAACTACTACTCTACTACCAAAGCCCTGGTAGTAGAGTAGTAAATCTTGTTTCGGAAAGGAGGTGATCGCTGTGGTTTGCAGCGAAAGTAAAAGTGCTGTCATTGAAAAGTTGAACGATGACCGCACCCAACTGCGTCAAGCAATTGATGTAGTTAGGAACTCACTGTTCACTGGTAAAGGTTGTAACTTACCTAAGGACATGCTAGACAAACTAGTAAAACTGGGTTACATTTAATCCAAATCAATGATTTCGTTGGTTTCTAACTAACGAATGAAGCGACTAGTCTCCTTTCAGAAGAAGGAGACTAGTCTATTTCTTTTCATTACCTTCTTTTTTAGTTCATGTCTTGGTCAAACTCTTTCAGTACATCACTCATTTCAGGTAAAGCAAAGAGTTTAGTACCAATCTCTACTGCATTAACGAATCCACCAGAGAAGTTAATACCGCTTTGTCTTCTGTCTATTTCATCTACCCCATCAATGGAAATCAATTCCTTAGACAGGGTTTCTCTAGAGGTATTCATGGCTGCATTAGAAGACGGATAAGAGGATGTAACGTCAATGTCCCCATTGTCTTCGTGAATATTGGTAAAGAGACAAGGAGCATCTTCCATTAGGTTCATGCCTGGTTCTACTAATAGGTCTGCTCTTAAGGTAATAATCCAGTCATCTCGCCCTATTAGCTCTTTATCTAATTCAATTACGTTATCCTGACCACCATTACCATAAGCATAACCACGCTCTAGATTGAACCAATGCATTTCATTAGCTAATCGTTTAGGTTCAGACTCGTAGTCTTGATAATCTCCTGTAGCGACTGCTGAAGGTAGGGAAGAACACAAGTCTAGTGTTTGTTCATCCAGATACTCTAAAGCAATACAGTCGAACTTATTATAGATAATGTATTCGAATGGATACTGAGATTGCATAGCTAAGTGCCATTCGATTGTACCTGCTAAATGCTTCGTTTCATCGAACTTCAGTTTACGAATGTATTCCTTCTTGGGGAATTCTTTCTCTAAGATGTAATCTAACTTGTAGCTAGGCTCTTTACCCAAGTGTTTTCTAGAGTTATAGTAGAAACACATGGAGTCAGCAAACACAAAAGAAGAAGGACAATGGACTTGTGGCCACTTCTCGAAGTTAGCATAACTCTTAAAGACACCTTTCTTAGATAAACCAGCTTCTTTACCTGGGTTATACTTAAAGAATCTAAACTCTTCAGGTACAATAGGGTCACTGAATAAGTCTTTAGGGTCTTTACCGAAACGAGCACAGCACTCTAAAGAGCGAGAGATATCGTAATCCATATTCCAGGCAGAAATGAAATCTGGTTTAATCTCATGTGCTCTCTTGAAGATGGTTTCTAATACCTGCCATTCATTGTCTACGATGTAGAACTCTTGCTTGATGTTTCGCTCTTTATTGATGTTACCTAGGTAGATTTCATCGTATTTATAGAGCTTCTCTAGTGCTTCTTCTTTGGTAATACGAGGAAACTTCTCTTGAATGAAGTGGAAGTCTACTACTGTAATACAGGTACCCTTAATAGATAGGGTAGCCATTTCAATCCATTCCCACCGAGACTTATCACGGATATTGGTCTCCACGTCGAATGCCGCTACATCTGCTAGTTGTTCTGTTTGTTTGGCTAATGGCTGTTGGTTATACTTGTACTTTAATTCGGCAGTAGAGGATAAGTCCATCCCGAATACATAAGGCCCTCTTAGTAAGTCCCTGTCTGATGAGAACTTATTACCGGTATGGATTACGGCATCTTGACCATTCTCCATCTTGGTACCAAACTTAATGCCTAAAGCTCTTTTGGTCTTATTGACCATCTCCAAACGAGTGGCTTTGACCTCTTCTAGTTTCTCTAAAGGAAACCTTTCTTTCTTCTGTTTATGGTTTCTATTACCTTTAGAACAGACCCAGAAGGTCTTCTCGTAGTCTTTCTTTAGTGCGACTTTATTCTCCTTAGTCCCATCGTTATAGTAATCGGTATACTTGACAAAGTGATAGTCGTAGTCTACGCCACTAGGTGGCTTACAATACACTACGTTTCTACACTGAGTACCAATCTTTTCACGCATGTCTGTATTCCCTAATAGTGAAATTAATCAGATTACTACGAATTTGTATTTACTCCTTAAGGGATTTAATCTGCCTAGTTTAGTAGGAGAAAACCTCGAAAACTCTATGAGATTACACCCCCTGCTTATTATGTTTATACAAGGATTTTCATTAATGAAAATATTTCAATTACCCAGTCAGGCAGAACTATCCAATGAAGTGATGATCAATGCCTCGAACTGGTCTCAGGTCCACAATGGATTTCACGATGAATTAACATCAGTATACCAGTGGATTCAAGACAATCTGTCAGTCAGTAAACTATATCGTAATAAAGAAGGCATTGATAAAATTACTGGTTGTATCTACAAGTACACTGGTATTAAGGTGGTGGTAAACAGTAGCTCTAAGTATTTTGCCATGATTCCTCCGGACTTAAACAAGAACCACGTCTTGATTAGTCTAACGGAACGCAAGTATTTCAAAAACCATGAAGTCCGTTCCAGGGTAAGGGAGCTAAGGGGTTCTGTAGATATTAAGAATTTCAAGGTTTCGGGTGAGTTTTCTAATATACCGGTTACCCTATACTTAGACCCCTATCTTATATTCAGTGGGGTACTGTCATCTAAAAACCTTTCTGCTGCTACCCTACATGAAATTGGTCATGCCTTCTCTTACTTTGCTCTGGTAGCTGATATTGTTAGCATCAATCTACCGATGATAGCTCTAATTAATAATATCACTAATGCAGAACAAGACGACGAAATAGAATACATTCTTAAAGAATGGAATGGTAACGATGAAGTACTGACTAAAGTAGATGTCACTGAATTAGGAGGTAAGAAGAAAGAGACGATTGTTACTGCTCTCTTGACCAACCATATTAGGGATACTGTTTCTGCTGCGAAAACCAAAGATTACGATTTAATAAACACCGAGTACCTGGCAGATAATTTTGCTTCTCGACTCGGTGCCGGTGCTGATATGGTTTCTGCTCTAGATAAAATCTATGCTCTTTATGGCCACCGTAACAGAGGCGGATTGACTTCTTTTTTGTTTAACGAACTCTGGACTGGTGCTTCCTTCATTATTGGTGTCGCTTACAATAGCGTTGTCGCTGTGTTGGAAGGTAATCTACTGATGCCATTTATTCTCTTCTATAAAGGTATTCTTGCGGTTATTTCGGAAACGACTAACACCACTGATGGTACTTACGACACCACTGTAAGACGCTTTCAACGTGTCCGTGAGGATATGGTTGTCATGTTGAAGAATAAAGAGATTGACAAAGCGATTGGTAACCGTATCCGTGATGATATTAAGCGGGTAGAGGAAATTTTGAAGAGTTACAACAACTACAAATCTGCACTAGGTAGAGTGTTTGATTTTGTTTTACCTAAACACAGAAGACGTGTTACTCAAGCTGAATTCTATAAAGAACTAGAGCAACTGAGTGCCAACAACTTATTCTTAGCTTCTTACGACCTGAGGAATCTAGAGTAGGAATCTAGGATAAACTATATTTCAATTAGAAAGGATATTTTAAATGTCATTACAATCCGATATTCGTGCTGTCGCCGATGCGGCATTTGAACAAGGTGAACGTTCTAAAGGTTTAGCTTTCTCTATTGGCTTCGCTCTGGGTGTGATTTCTGCTAATAAGGTAGAAGAAACTACTAATCCTGATAAGGCCTTCTTGGAACTCTTCTTTCAGTCTACCAGTGAATCCATCTCTGTACTGAATGAAACCTTACTGTTCGATGTACGTGAGGCTCAGCGAGTTACTCGTGCTATCTTCTTTTTGGTTACTGGTGTACGTAGTCAGCAGGTAGTGGTAAATGAAGGTAGTTCTTTGTTAGAAGTATTGTTTAATGTATCCGCTTATCTGGATAAAGAAGACGTGGAGTTCTTCAATAGCAATATCTCTACCTGTGTAGCTATCTACCAGCTGATTCGTGAAAGCCAGAAGCCTGTTGGCGTAGTGAAGGCTATCGATTAAGGAGTAAACCCATGAGTTTATTCGATAAGCTAAACGAGAGAAAGCCTAATCTCACTACTGAATCTTTAGCTTCTACTATTGATGCTGCTCGTGCTTTTAAAAAGCAGGCATTGAATGCTTCTAATACTGGTACTCGAGATGAGAATCTTGAAGAGAGATTAGAAGAGAAGCAGAGGGAAAAGGAAGAGAAGAGATTAGCTAAAGCTGAAAACCGTAAGGAAGCATTACACGATGCTCAAGAAGGAATTAAGAATCTGGCTAAAGCTACCGGTAAAGGTGTAAAGGAAACAGCTCGTATCCTTTATAACCTAGCCTTAGGTAAGGATAAGTAAGACAAACTAGACAATACTACTCTCTCTACCCCCTGATGAGGTAGAGAGAGTAGTACTCATTTCGCTGCGTTACATTCATCCTCCTCTTCTAAGGAAGAGTAGTGAGTCTTTATGGTTTATGGATTAATCAGTTGTACTTCTTCTGGTGCTTTACCGAGCTTTTCACTGATATAGATTCGTCTTAGCTCTTCTAAGCGAGATTGCTCCTCTTCAGGAGCGCCTTCTAGTTTAGGTACAAAGTGCTCAGCAAAGCTATAATCCGTTTCACTCTTATTGAGAATATTGAATAAAGCCATGTTTGTTCCTTAAAATACTGAATTATTCATAGCTTAGCTGAATATATTCAGCTAAGCTGCAGCGAGTAAACTCTAGTTTATCGAGCTATGGCTAAATCGAATTAAAGAGCTATGAAATGTCCAATTTATCCCTCTCTTTGTTAATAGGAGTTTATTATAATGTCTAAATACGGTTGGGAAAGTGAGCCTGATTTACCGGTATCTGAACCGATTGGTGAAGCAGGTATTGCTAAAACCACTGCTGAGGATTCTCCTGCAGTAGCGGTAAAAGTAGATTTAGATGAAATCATCGATTTGCCTAAAGAAGCCATTAATCGTGAAATGGTGGTATTGAAAGAGAAAGAAAGCATTGGTGAGGAGATTGCTCATGTAGAGGAATCTAACGAACACCTGCGTTCTCTATTCGATACGGTATTTAAAACCCGTATGGTCTCTAAAGAGACTCGTAACTACTTAGGTGAATTGTACCCTGAATTAGGATTAGAATCTGCTAGTGAATTCACTAGCTTTCCTTCTAGTCACCTAGCTAATGAAACTGAAGTCGCTATGCGTAATCAGTTGTGTAATAATGCCTGTACGATTACCAGTAAGTTAGGTAAGAATCACTTTAATGCCATTACTAAGCTCTTCTTCGGTGTGGTATACAGAACAGAACTGAATGAAGAAGACATTAAAACACTAACTGGTACTCTGGTTAGTCAGTTTAATGACAAACACCCACAAAGACAACAGGTTTTAGTGAAACTGAAAGCTGCTTTGATTGAATTGGCTCATTCTATCCAGAAGGAGAAAGAGTCTAGTGAAGTAGACCTAAAAGATGCTCAGGCTGATGAAGAAGTGAAACTAGCCGTAGAGACTCATTTGGCTGATATTAGCCAGTATATTGGAGATAATGAGCTTAAGAGTGCTTTATCCTTCTTACTGACTCAGTATAGCAATGATACTTTGCCTCTACTGAATCGTTATCAAGAAGAGAAAGGTTTAGCCTCTCCTCCTGTTATTGCTCAGGATTACGTAACCGATAGAGCTATTCTTAATAGAATAGAAGCATTAGATAAAGCTAAGTATACTCGCTTTACTGAAGCTTTAGATAATGTCAATCAGTCTATAGCTGACTTATTCAATGCACTGGTAGATGAAAACAGTGTAGTCAGTGATGAGTTGATTGAGCGTACTGAAGTACTGAAGAAGGCTTATCTAGAGTCTATTAAGGACAGTACTGGTACGATTGATGCTGGTGCTATTTACCTGCCTAATGAAACTGAAATAGAGACAGCTGAGCTCTTTAGTAGAAGCATTGATATTGGTTTAGGTGAACTACATGAAGAATATACTAAAGATACCTTAATTGTAGGTGATTTGGTGATTAGCTACCTGAAGTATAGAGACTTCTATAGCTCTGTATTGAGTGTACATGTAGATGAATACGTAGCTAATGCTGGTACTGAGCCTTTATCTGTTTCTCAACAAGCCGCTATTCATTACCTGAATGATACAGTAGTAGAGATGGTAAATGTACTAGGTGAAGCAGTATTACACGATGTACAGGTATATGTAGCTAGCCGTAACTACTATCAGGCTTTGATTAGTAATTACTACCTGATTGGTGAATTACTCAGTGCTATCGGTAGTATTCATTATCGTAATAAAGGTATGGTCAGTCAAGAGACTAATCAAGCTAAAGATAAGCTAGTAGAAGTACTGAAAGACTACCTAGAAGCATTTAAGATAGATTACATCTAAAATGGATTATACTCCTCTCTACCTAGTGTGGTAGAGAGGAGTATATTTTAATCTGTTTTTGTTCATTACCTAACAATAATTAACCACCTGTTGCGGTAGTTAATTATACGAAAACCTCCCGCTTCTAATTATTGTAGTTAAAATCTTCTAAAACCCTTATCTGGTAAAGCTTTCAGTACATTTAGCATCTAGGATTAGAGTGTTATAAATACTACAGTTATCAATAACGCACTCAATTCTAGCTACTAAAATACACCTAGTAACTATAACCACCTGCGTTGTTTACTCGAGGGTAGGGTTCCTTCGAGTAAACGATTACTCTTCGGATTAAGAAGCCTTCGAGTAAACGATTACTCTTCGGATTAAGAAGCCTTCGAGTAAACGATTTCCAGTTACTGAAAAAAAGAATAAAGAATAGAGCCTGTACTAGTGGTAACGGTTTCACCTATTACCATTAATCGTACAGACCCTATAACCCTTTCAACATCGTTAGTTGTATTGAGACTGGTTTTACCAGTCGAGATAACGATACTATTTAAAAGACCATTATAAAATGTACCCTATTGATTGTCCCAATAATACAATAGAGATGGTCTCAAAGATACCTCCGGATACCGTACCAATAATCAACCTCGTAGAAACGAACGAGTGTAACAGAGTGAGTAAAGATTACCTAAGTAAACTTCTCACCACCTACAAAACGCTATCCAGAGAAGAGATTATCTCTACCTTAAGACTAATCGTTTCTAGAAAAGAGAGATTATACGATTTACTCTACTCCAACATCTACCTAGATAATCGTTCTACGAAATACCTAAGGTCCCTTTTATACAACTATGCTAAGAAACGATTAAAAGTCATCAAAAAGCTAATAATTAGCATCGACAGAAACATCAACAAAAAGGACAACTTCCACATGATGAAACCGATAGACAGGACGAAGTTTCCTAAAGACCATATTCTCCGCAACAGTAATATACCTGTACCCACTAAGAAGTCTCCTTGGTGGATGTACACCATAGACAGTAATCCTGTTACTCGTAATGCTTACTTACAAGTAAAAGACCTAATAATACTAAACTTCATCGAACACAACAAGATATTCGCTGTTAGAATGGACTTTTACGTACCTGAAGAATACAAAGACAACCTAGACAAGATAAACAAGTCTTTCAACAGCATGATGATTAACCTAATGTACCAATTGGACTACTACTTAGACTTTGTCTGTGTACGAGAGTACAGTGAGAAAAGAGGAATCCATTTACATTGCTTATTCTTGTTAAATGGCAATAAGGTTAAGGACTGTATAGACTTAGTTCATTTAGTTAGTAAGTATTGGAGTAAGCAATTTAATACTGAAGAGGTATTAATCCATTGCAGTAATCTTGATAAAGACAAGTATCCCGATAAAGGTGAAGGATTAGGATTAATCGAATACTGGGAATACTTTAAAATAGAAAAGCTCATTCAGTACTGCAAATACATCATCAAGGATGTCAGTGAGCGAGATTGGTTAAATAAATTAGGGAACGGTGAGAGTAAGAATAGGTCTAGGCTCTTTACCATTAGCTGGTATCAGGATAGACTCTACCAAATAGACGAGAATAATAGACGATTTAAAGAAGAGATAGGCAATAACAGAAAGTACTTATGTTGTTACGATTGGATTTATAGCATCAATCTACGTACGACTTACAGTGTATTCAGTCCGCCTGATACCGATAAGACCAATGAAAAGGTAGTACACGACATTAGAAAATACATTAAGCCTAATCCTCGTTTTATAGGAAAAGAGAAAGATACCGTAACTGTACCTCCAGCATTGTACTGTACTCGCTAGAGCACAGGGAACGACATTAGGTTCTTGCGCTAGTAAGGTTCTAGTGTAAGTTATTGTTCTAGGTAATGATTAGTAGGGAACGGTAAGTAGACTAGAAATAGCTATTATTACTGCGCTAGCAGGAAGAGCGTAGCTAGCTCGTCTAGCTAAAGCTATTCTCTAATTGCTCTATTTTGAGCGTATAGAGCGATGAGACCCTCTCTAGTAGGGTAGCTTACCTTACCCCTCTGATTGAGCTATAACACGCTTCTAGAGGCCTTTAAACAGCATTAGCTGCATTGAGGTAGGTTTATCCTACCGAGATAATAGCATTTATAGTTTATTCTCTCCTCTTACTTGTGTATTCTACCCTGTTTTAGATTAAATACAAGCAAAAACACTAATACTCCTCTTACCCCGTAACTAGGGTAAGAGGAGTAGTGTATTCTTTTAGATTGTGTTACTCATTAACAGAGTCAGGTGAGTGCAATACAAAATTGAAGGTAATGTCTTCTCTTACTGACAAAGTCTCATCACTATTCACCGTTAGCTTTTTACGAATAGTGGGTTTCTTACCTTCTTCTACTACGGTAAAAGAGATAATCTTGTCCGTATTACCAAGATTCCTTAGCTGTACCCCAATCACATCAGATCCGTATTCCTTCACCAATTGAGAAAGAATAGACGATACAGAAACCGTATCCTTCTTCAATTCTTCCTTAATCACTCGGATAGAGGATTCCTTAATCTTCTCCTGAATATCGTAATCTAAGTAAATCTGCTTATCAACGGTTAAGTCTAAAGACAGAGATTGAGCAGCATTGATATAGGTATCAATCCCTTCATTGTAGATAACTCTAATCTCACCCATGGTAGAAGAGGGATAGAAGAGAATCTTAGTCTGCTCTAAGGTATTCCTATTCAAGGGACGTAAATCATCAGTTAACCAATCGATAAAGGTAGCCACCAATTCCTTACGATAATCCTTAGCAATATCATCAGTAGCAAACCAATAGGTAGCATCCACCATGGTGAGCTCTAATCGACGAATAATCTCTCTAGGTTTAGAAATCACCGTATTGCCATTCTCATCTAGGTAGATATCCCCTTTCTTGTATCGATAGACGATATTACCCTTACTATCCAGTACATTCTCCCCTTTACGATGCTTAATCGTATACTGGGGTTTACCATTGACGATATTGAGGATAGAGCCGGTAGCAGCATCTGCCCCGTATACATCTTCCGTATAGGTAAGAGGTACATCAGTATCATGTCTTCGATAGGTAACATCACTAGCGTGTGTACGAGCCCGTACCCAGAGGTACTCGAGATAGCTACCCAGCTTAATCCTTATCCCTTCATTGAGAATAGCCCTAGGGTCATTATCCAGGAGATTTAAGTTAATCTTATTATCCAATTGGGCTCTTTGCCAGTTAGGATAATCTCCGTAGAAGCCGAATATCAATTCAACATCAGTCTCTAAGTCTATCGGGATGTGAACATCACGGACATTATTCAGTGTCCCATTGGTTAAGATTAGGCTATTGGTTTCGTCTATATCAAAACGGGTATTAAGAGGAAAACTGAAGATAGGTTCATTGTCATCTGTCCTACCCGTCAGTTCACCCATGATGTAAGTATAGCCTCTATCGTGATAAGGGTGTACCAGTAATTGAGCCCACAATGAGTTATTATCGAAACGCTTGTATTCGTCATTAGACTTCATGGTGACGTGTAAGACATAACCGCTATCCTTCTTCTCAATAGCGTATTGAGAAATGGTTAAGGATAAGTCTAGCTTCGTATTGCTATCCAGATAAGTCTTATACAAGGTTTCTGGCTTATCTAGGTAATAAGGCCTAATCTTAATCGTCGCATTCTCTGTATCCACTACGTAGTGGAATGGGGAGAAGAACATCTCCTTAGCAGAAACCGTCTTAGCCTTATTCTCAGGAGAGAGAGCTACGATTCTATCAATCTCAGTTTTGTTCATGATAGAGAGCTTACCATTGTTTAGCTGATAAATCGAATCAGGCGTAATAGTCACTCGTTTACCATTATCAATCACTGTTCCCGTAGAGATTAAGTCACTAATCGTCGTAGTGAGTGTTTCAATAGAAGCCGCTGCAGGGGTAATCAAGCTGGCATTAGTCGGGTCTGGTACATCTCGTATAGCCCAGTAAACACGGTTGGTAACGTAGTCCACACTCTTGATAATCTTAAACTGATTATCTTGAATCTTATCTCGGATAGACTGATGAGAAACAGGTACCACATTAGGACCAGTCGTATTGTCAATTACCCTTTGTCTCAATTCCTCGAAGGATAGCTTATTCCTTCCCTGAGAGATAAAGTCACGAGAGTAGATAGAAACCGCTTTTACACTCTTCAGTGCACTGCTGTAATTACCCAAACCACTATAATCCCTTTTTCTCTCTCCTGAGGGAAAGAAGTCATGACTAAACTGAGAGGGGACGTATTCGTCTAGATTCATGGTCAGGTACCCTAGGGTAGAGTAGATTTCAGTTTTCAGTCTACTCCCCAGAGGAGAAGTAATGATACCACCTGGACCTACCTGGATATTGTTGTAAATCTTCGGAATACTCACCGTTAAGGTATTGTCATCGTTGTTTTCAATGACTTTCAAGAAAGCAGTAGGCTTAGTAGTATCGTAGACATCAGGACAATGAGTGGTGGTTAGCTCAGTCCAACCTGTCTGATCATTACCGGTGTACACCCGTGAGAAGAAGTAGTCATCTGGGAACTTCTTCACCATCTCAATTCGACCAGCAGCATTAATGGCATCTTCTACTACCGTCTCTGTTACTTGTACTAGCTGTAATGTAAAGCTAAAACGTTTAATCGCATCATCCCCAGTCGCACCAAAGGTCAGTATCTGGTGATCCACTACATTACTGCTTAAGTCTTGAATAGGAGACTTTTCAGTGGTATCGTAAGTAACACGGAAACCACCATGTTTCAATTGTACGATATTGACCGGATAATCCAATAGGAAGTCTACACCCCCTACTGTAATCCTCATGCCGCGAGGAATACGCAATAGCTTAGTCTCACTGCCATCGTTTACTGGCTGTACCATCTGCAAGAGTTCGTCGTAGTGAAACGAGATAATAAACTCAGCAGTGGAAGGTAAACTAAACGCACCAATCCAGTCTTGTTCGCTAAAGTGATACCACAAGTCCTCGTAGGTTTGTGCCGAGACTGGATATTGACGTCTATTCAACAACCAGTACTTACCAACAGCAGCAGCGGTCTGCATACTGGAGGTTTCTAATAACAACGATACAGGGTTAGCAGCACTGATGATCCCGTATTCGTTATTCAACATTTCTTTAATGGCTAGCAAAGCATCTCTTTGCAACATGCCAGGAGAGCTACCGTATTTGTCTACGTTCCTGACCAATAGATTTTCACTACTCATTTCGTTTCACTCCATTCGTTCACTACGTGGGCTCATTCTCTAGTTCCTTTCACTTACCGGTTCTACCCGTGTAGAGACCGGACTGAATATCCGCTAGTTTAATCATTTCTTTATTGGCATTATACACATCCGCTCTAATCCACCACTCTAATTCACGAGTACGGGGATTGATGAAAGGATAGCAGAGGTTATTGAAGATGTTCTGGTAGCGTTTAGGTACTTTAATAAAACTACCCTTCACCACCATGTCTCCTCCCCTACCTTTCACGACTTGTCCTTTACCACTTTTAGCAATCTCTCTCATGCCAGGCTGATAAGCCATAACCGTGCTATTGAATTGCTGAATCAAGATTTCATCCAGATAGATAGCACCCACACAAGTGAATTCTATCTCTGTGGTCTTAGACATGAAAGGTCTGGATTCCTCTTGCTGATAGTCGAAATAAGGACCAATATCGACGCTTCTGGGAATAGCATATCCCGTAGCAGCAATCTCAGTAACATAGGTTTTAGATTCATCCATTATGAGCCGATAGATACGGCATGTATAATCCATTCTACCATTGTATAAATACTCAGGCCAGGGGATCACCCCGTAGGTCTGGTAATAAACAAAGCCAATGTAGAGAATCCAGAAGTAATACAAATACATTACTGGATTACCCCTCATGGACACGGTAGAAAGGTTTAAAGAGTAAACCCCGTTATACGTAGAAGGACCATCAGCCATGATGTGTACTTCTTTTAAGATACCAGGATTCGATTCTCTTACCCCCAGTTGACCGGAAGGCCAACCGGTTAAGGTTTTTATGCTGTTATCAGAAACCGCAATAAAAGGGTAATTAGGGTCTACTAGTGGGCAGGGTAATCTTCCCCGTCTACTGACTGGATTACTGCTAAAACCTGGTAGATTAAACGATACCCCTAAGCGAGGAGAGAGAATCAGTCGAATCGCTCTCATGATGGAATTGGCATTACCAGTTAAGAGAGGCATCAGCCTTCTCTCTACCTGAATATTTTCATCAGTCAGGTTAAGGTCTGGTCTCGTGGTAAAGATGTAACCATTGTTATTGGTATTCGGTTTTAACATCGGGGTATTGGTTAAGATGTTGGGTCCCTTGAACGTATTGGTCATGGACTCACTTAAGGTAAAACCGGTTTTACTCTTCACCAACATGTCTATCATTCTACTGATATCTTCATTATACCCTTTGTTTAACAATTGGTCTACTGAAAATACCTTATCACCGTATTTGGTTAAATCAAAATCACTCATTTGCATTGCTCTTTCTAAATACAATTGTGAATAATACCGCTAGATACTGCTCTGGTGTTAGAGCAGTATCTGAGCATTTATTTAAAACATGACCTGTAAGAAAAGGACTCTGATATGGACCCAGTGAAATATGGTTTATCTGCTGCTAAAGTAGCCAGTAGCGCTATGGCTGCCAATGGGGCTAAAGGTATTGACTTGGCCTT